GGCGCACTCTGTAGGCTCGATGTTTTGCAGTACACAAAGCACGCCGCCATCTATGGGAGAGTGGAAGCTTGTAAGAGAAGACGTCCAAGAGGTGTGCGAGACAGCAGCAAAAGGGGAGCTTCTATCATACTTTCAAGACTACAGCAAAGAGCCTAGAGTGAAAGTAAAAATGTATATATATAAAAGAGTAGCGTAAAGGAGGAAAGAACATGTCAAATAGTAGCTTAGTAACCTACACAAAATTAAGTCCAAACATGAACGCACCGAGAAACCAACCAATCTCAAAAATTACCATTCACCATATGGCGGGTAACTACTCTCTTGAGCAGCTGGGGGAAAGCTTCGCAAAGTCCAGCAGGGAAGCAAGCGCAAACTACGGCATCGACAGCAACGGGAATGTGGCTTTATATGTAGATGAAGCCAATCGCTCTTGGGCAAGTGCTTCACCGTGGAATGATAACAGGGCGGTCACAATCGAGGTAGCAAACGATGAAATTGGCGGCGGTTGGCACGTAAGCGATGCCGCTTTCAATAAGCTTATCGACTTGTGTGTTGACATCTGTCAGAGAAATAACTTCCGTCTATCTTTTGACGGCACACAAAACGGCAGCTTAACAATGCATAAAATGTTTACAGCAACCGCATGTCCCGGTCCGTATCTTGAAGGACGTTTTCCTGAAATCGTAGAGCTTGTAAATGCACGCTTAGACGGAGAACAAGCAGTACCCGCACCGCAAACACCGACCCAAACAGCAGAGGTAAATGCCTACTATCGAGCACGTACACAGGCGCATGGCTGGCTTCCAGAGGTGAAAAACAATGATGACTTTGCTGGCTTTCAAGGCTCACCGATAACCGATGTAGCTATCAGAGTAGATAGAGGCAGTGTGAAATACCGTGTGCATGTACTGGGTGAAGGCTGGCTCCCTTACGTAACAGGATGTGACATCAATGATTATCAAAACGGTTTTGCAGGCGAAGGCAAAGTAATCGATGCTATCGAAATTTATTTCTTTACACCTGACGACATCCGACCATGTCAAAAAGCGATGTACCGCGTAAATGGCTACTCATGGCAGTACGACAACGAAAAATGTCAAGGGCAAGACGGCTATGCTGGTCTTTTTGGCGTGCCTATCACAGAGCTAAGACTTTGTATTAAATAGAGGTAGCTATGAGCGTGAATTTGGATATTATTTTATACATATGCGGGGTCATAACCTCGACATCAGCGGCGGTGGCAATCGTCATCAAGCTGATAAATAAAAAGATAACAAAAACAATCGAAAACAACAAAATGTTCAAAAATGTCAACGCCGCTTTGGTATCACAGATACGCTATCAGATAGATACCGCTTTAAGACGGGCAAAAGCAGAAGGACACGTCAGCAACTACTCGATGTCCGCTTTAGAGGCTTTATTTGAAGCATATAAGACTATGGGCGGCAATGGCTTTGTCGAAAGCGAAATGGAAGAGATAAGAAAAATAAATCAAAACGGAGGAAAATGACTATGGATTTTTTAGAATATATTAAACCGGAACTATTAGTTTTAGTACCTGTTTTATATGTGATTGGTATGGCTATCAAGAAAACAGCCTTGATTGCAGATAAGTTGATACCGCTTGCGGTAGGTGCGGCGGGAATCCTGCTGTCTATCATCTACGTACTGGCTACCAGTGACCTAGGCAGTCCACAAGCTGTAGCAATGGCTATTTTTACAGCGTTGACACAGGGCGTACTGGTAAGCGGTGCAAGTGTGTATGCAAATCAGATTTTTAAGCAGTTTAAAAATAGCGGTACTAAAGATGATAGTACAGAACAAAAATAAGTAAAAAAGAAGTCCTTCCTTACATAATATAAGGGAGGATTTTTTTATTTTTACAGAAAATATACTTTGTTCTCATTGTTCGTTATACTTATGATAAAATAATTAATAGAAAAAAGATGATTACTTTTAATTTGACTGTTTCTTTTTGTGAACATTTTTGTTATAATAGACCCACATCTAGAAATTTATTTCTATTTATAGATGTTTATGTATACCTATTGAAATGGTGGGCATATTATAGTGAATGAATTAATAACTTATACAGGTTATCACGCAACCTCAAGTGAATTTGTAAACTCAATAAAAAAATATGGATTTAAATTTAAATATAACGAGAATCATTGGCTTGGAAACGGTGTGTATTTTTTCTTAGATCCGTATTTAGCTGAGTGGTGGGGAGGAAATCCAACTAAAAATTTTGGTTCTGATTTGCCTAATGATAAAATATTACAAGTAAAAATAACAGCTTTAGAGGATGATGTCTGCGATTTAAGGACATTAAAGGATTACTTATTTTGCAATGAAACGTATAAGATGTTTTGTAGTGAGCTAGAAGATGCAGGTGAGCCTATCCTTCAATCTGAAATTACAAAAACACACTTAAGATGTATGTATTTTGACTGGTTAGTAGAAAATTTTAAGATTAAGGTTTGTATTGCGAGTTTTTTTAAAGTCAATCCGGAATATTTAGAAATAGGGCAAATGCAACAGCAATCATTAAATAAAAGCATAGGTATACCTTTTTATGAAGTGCAACTATGCGTTTTTGATAAAGATATAATACATAATGTAATTACATACGATAAAAAGGAGGGTGAAAGCTATGCGTCAGTTTAGACCAGAAGGACCTAAGAAAACAATCGAAGAAATCTGTGCAAAATACGGTTTGTTTTTTAACCCAGATAAGAAGTTTACCCATTTGACAATTACTGATGGAGACACTAAAATTCAGATTCATCCTAAAGATTTAAACCCATTTAGTAGTGCCGAATTATATCATAGTTGTAGGTACAAAGAGACGTATACTTTTGAGTACACATATAATACTACTCTAATCAAACCTACAAAAGTACCTGTAAAATTTAATAGATATAATATGGATAAAACTAGAAAGTTTAATTATACATCATATATGACTAGTGAATACATATTATTAAATGAGAACATTCCTGCTTGATAAGGAGCTTTTCGTATGCAAAAAAGTAATTTTCAATTTAAAACACCACTTTTAACAAACGTGGAATTTACTCTTAGTGATGACTATAACAGTACAGAGACATCCATCAATCTAAAAAGTGAATTTTCAGCCCAAGTGTATAAAGATTTAGAGGAAAAAACGGCTTATGAACGCTTGGATGTAATATTAGGAGATACTACATCCGGACAGCCTTTTTATTTAAAGGTTACTATGGAAGCTGAATTTACTTGGGAACATGATATTGCGGAAGATGATTTAAATAAACTATTATCTCAAAATGCGCCGAGTGTTTTATTGTCATATGCTAGACCTATCGTTGCTAATCTGACAAGTTCTTCTCCATATCCTACGTATAACATACCATTTATGAATTTTACCAAAGAGCAAATAAATTTTGAAGAATAAAAAATAAAGGGTAGCGGTTTAACCGTTACCCTCTTTTTTTATGTCGCTTTCTATAGCCCGCTTAATAGCTCGTAAAATAAAAGCGTTTGTGCTTTCATCTTGCTTTTGTGCGTGTGCTTGTATGATATCTTTTTGCCCTTTAGGCACACGTAAAAGTATAGAATCATACGCTTTTTTATTATATCTATCTTTCACTGCACTTGTCGGCTTACTCATAAAATCACCTCTATAAAAGTATAACATAAATATATACTGATATCAGTATGCAAAATAGATAAAATGCTATCAGTATGTTTGTGCAAAATAACACTATACATACTGATAGCAGTATGTTATAATATAATCACAGTAAAGATAAGAAACACAAAAACAAAGGAGATATACAAAATGAAAATCGAAACATTGCTTGAAAACCTACCACAACTTGAAGGCAGCGAAAAACAAATCGCATGGGCAGAAGATATTAGAAAAGAATTTGTAGAGCAAGCTACAGTATACTATAACTGGATTTTAGCAAAAGGTGAAGCAAGAGTAGAAAAAGTTTTGGCAAAAGGCAGTGAAATCAAAAGACCTCGTTTCTACTTTGCAGATATGCACCTTGAAAATATCGTTAAAACTTTAAGAAAAAATTCTTTGAAAGCTAAAATGTCTGATGTAGAAGCTATAGAAGAAAATCAAAAACGAGAAAATAGCTATGACGATACTTTAGCAGAATGCGGCACTTTAGAAGAAGTAGCAGAAACAGCTTTGAAAGAACTACGCAAAGTAGTAGCTTCCGCTGATATGGCTAAAGCTTGGATAGACAGCAGAGAAAACCTTTCTTTCTTCAAAGCTAACTCAGAAAATGACATGAATAAATAAAAAATACTTTGAAATTACAAAAACTTACAGTATAATAAAAAGAAAAGGGGAAAGAAAAATGAAAAGAACAATTGTAAGATTGAAAAATTTATATTTGGTGATGAATGAAAACAACATTACGGTATTAAATGCGTTTCGAGTTTACACTGAAAGTGGAGAGCGTTATATAGAATTTATTCAAGATGGAGATTTTCAGAATGAAAACAGCGTGGATTATGTAAACTACCCAATAGAATATATTGTGGAAAATTATGACGATATTCTCCAGCACAACGGAAAATATAAAGTAAACTTATTCTCCGAGTTTGCATGTCAATCTAAAATAGATACATACGATGAAGATATTATGAACTACTTTGATTTATGGGAGTATAGAGAAAATCATTCAGACTTAGTAAAGAAAAATCAAGACGAAGAAGAAAAAAGAGCTTTATATCTTTAAAATAAAAAAGGAGCGGCGACAAAAAATGCTGCTTTTCTTTATGCAAAATTCCAAAAAATAGAAAACGCATTTACTTTTCAATACAGATGTGCTAAGATAATGTCACAAACGGTTGAAATAACCGCTTTTTCCCTGCGTTAGCAGGGGTGACCCCGAGGGTGGGGAGCTTTACGTGAATTAGTACGTTTCCCTGCACTGGCAGGGGTGTCCCTATACTTACATGTGCATCTTTATAAGTAATAGGGCAAATTCCCCGCATTAGCGGGGCC